AACTCATCGTCTTCGTCTGTGTGAATCATGTGTTTCTCCGTTTAAGTTCTTCCTCATGTGCCGCCATAATATCTGCGCAGTATGGTCTGTTATCCATGCTGATCTTGTGGCGTTCTTCTTTTGTCAGACCAACCCACTCGCGCTCTGGATACAAACCCCACACCTGACCAAGCGGTGTAAACAAAGGGCAGTCTTGGTCTGTACTTACCATGCCATTACTTGGGTCGTACCATGCTATTGGGGTCATGCTTGTCCCCTTGCTCGGATGATGTTGGCGCAGTCAGATGGTGTCGGCCATTTTTCGTCAGGCACAAGAATTTTTTCGCACTGTTCTTCAAGCGAATCACACACCTTTGCACACGCCTCACGCTCTTTCTCAATGGTTAAGTTGACCAAAAGAACCAAGTGCGGGGTTGATAAAGTCCACGTTGTGTAGTGCGTGTTCTCTGCCACAACTTTGTGCAGCGCCTCTAAAATTTCATCTTGTGTCATTGCACTCTCCCCCGCATAGCCTCAACTTGCGCACTTTGCTGATCCATCAAGTAGTCCCGTTGCTTGGTTGCCAACTCGTACATGGCATATAGGGTTTCAATATGGCCGCCCATTCTTTCTAATTCATCTGCCGCTTGCAAAATAACTTCCTTTGGACAAAACTCGTGGTTCAGGCGCAGGTCTTCTATCAAAGTTTTTAATTTGTCGTTCATATATTCTCCTTAATTAAAGTTCTCCTTGGGTGGTGCGTCTAACAGGTTTAGAAAGCCGAAAAAATCGTTTGCCGCCAGCATGAGCTGCGACGCCTCCATCTCGTTACAGTTTAGGGTAACGACTCCTGCTATTTGGTCTTCAGCGCGGCCAACGATGACCACGCCTTGTGCTTTGCCCTCGCCGTAGCACATGACCAGTTTGTGGATCAGTAGCTTGAAGTGGGCTTGCTCTTCGTCTGACATGGCCGTCACCCTGCGGTGTAGCTCCGCTTCAGACATCGAGTCGTCAAAGTCCTTGTATTTCATATCGTTTGAGCTCCAGTAGTGTTTTCAGCTCATCAAGGTTGTGCTCACGGGCAATGAACACAATACCCCATGCATTTCGGATGGCGTCGAGTTCTCTGTCTTGAAGAGCTGTGGTTGTGCCCTTGCCTGCCTTGCACTCGATGGCAATGAATTGTCCGTCCATGCAGCCAATGATGTCAGGTATACCCGCTCGGCCAAAGCCATTAGCGGGGGGCATGAAGTGGTAGATTTTGAGTTCATCCAGTAGTTTCCGTACGTTCGCTTTTACTTTTGATTCAGGTGTCGAAGCCATCGTAACCCCCATTCGCTTCAACGTACCTTGTCAGGTTAACCTCTGGATGCCCAAAAGTTTTGCCGTCGTTGGCAATCTCTCGGTTGAGCAACTCAAACGCTTTCAGTATGGTGCGCATGCCGTACAGATCAACTGTCTTCTGCACATCAGGCAACACCGCCGCGCTCGGGTCTGAAGCCAGTATGAGGTACAAGAGCCGCAACGCGACCCAGTCCTTCTTCTTGAGTTTGTCGACTGAGGTCATTTGTTTTTCGCTCCATGCATTTCATATAGCGTTGCCATGTATGCAACCATCTTGTCAAGCGGGTAGCCGTTGTGGTACGCAAGCATGCACAGGTAGCTCATGAGCGCAGATATGCCGATGTCTACTTTCTGCGTGCCCATTGCAGTTTTGAGAATCTCTACTGCAGCTTCCACTTGATCGCGTTTGTTGTTGAGTGCGCGTGTTTCTTCAATGTCTTTGGTCATGTCATTTCTCCTGTGTTTCTATTAATTTGTCTAAGTAGTGACGGGCTTTCTTCAAGTCATCGACACCGCCCTTGTCCTTCCAGCGGGACACGTACTTTACTATGTTGCCTTCAAGATAGCCAAGGTTGTTGCCCACGATGTAGTCCCATGGTTGTATGGCCTTGCCCTTGTAGTGAGTGCCCGCTACTTGCACATCGTTGGCTTTAAGAGCTTCTAAGTGCTTGCGCGTGGCATCGTGAAACAGATCAAGCTGATCGCTTGTCGGTATGGGTGGTTTAGTCATTCTCTTCTCGCTTTCGTTTTAAAAATACAGCGTCTGCGGGGTGTTGCAGACGCTCAAGCTCGTTGTCGTAGAACTTCTTGGGCATGGGCGCTTTCTTCTCAAGCAACTCACGCAACCAATCCAGTCCACCAAGCTGTTGCAGAACCATCCACTGCTTGTCACTTAAACGTACGTATCGTACCTTTAGGGGGGCGGGGGGCTTTGGTCTTGGCATTCTCCAGTGTTCCTTCGTGTTTGTTGGGTTGTCTTTCTTTGGCACGGGTGAACGTGCCAAACTGTTTATAGCCTAGGTCTTCTTTGCTTTTGAGTTGATTGCTTGGGTTACGCGCACGAAAGTATTGGTCGGTTGCAAAAATACTCGGCCTGTCTACTTGTGCAAGTTCTTCCCAAGGGTTGAGTGTTTTGGGTTTGTCGGTCATACAACCTCCTTTAATTGCGTAGCCAGCGATTCACACTCATCAATGCAGAAGTCCAGTGATCTAATGACATCACCTTCGAACCGCAACGACAACGCGCTTATGCTTTTGTACTCGGGGGCCATCAACTCAGGGTCACGCGCATCACCAAGGTGTGCGCAGTCATAGCCGAACCACCACAAGTCGGCAGCTTCAACAGGGTATTTGCCGTTGCCCCCTGCAAAGGTCAGGCCGCCATGTACATCAACGTCAGCATCATCATACGCAACGCCGTAAAGCTTATGCCCTACCGGTATTGCCACGTACCCACAGCGGTGTCCCATGGGGGTAGCGCACACCACAGCGCGGTAGCCTGCCTTTGTTACCCAATCTTTTTCTGTAGTCATAGCGGCACACTCCCAAGTTGTTTAAGCGCGGCTTGTAGTCCAGCCAAGCCACCAACGCGTTGGTCATTGAAGAATATCTGCGGCATCTGACGCGCATCAGGGAACTCTTTGAGCAGGTTGCCAAGGCGGTCGCCCACCTCGATGTCCACCTCATTGAATGGTAAGTTGAGCGAACCCAGTACGAGCTTGGCTGTTATGCAGTTGGGGCAGTTTGCCTTGGTATAAATTGTGATGTTAATTTCTTTCATGCTTCCCTCGCTTTCAGCATTGCGTCTGCCATCTTGTATGCGTTCTTTGCGTATTCATCAACCCACGATACGTGGCTTACTTCCTTGCTAACAATTGCTTGCATAGCCTTAGCCGCAAAGTAGTCACGCAGGGTCATGCCTTGACTGTTTGCAATTGAAATTGCGGTAGTGACTTTATCGCCTTGTGGAAACGCTAGTATGTCCATCTTAACCTCCAAACATCTGCTTCAAGTGCACATACAACTCACGTGCCTGATACACAGTCATGTTGCCAATAATGTCTTCGGGTGTGCGGTTGCGCACGATGGTCGTTGCCATGCGCTTAGGCGCGGCCGCAATACCGCCCATAGCGTAAGCTGCAGCATCCATTGCGTCTTGGATAGGCATAGGCGTAGGCACAGGCGTAGCTTCTAGCTTGGCTTTCAACAGCGCACCGATACCTGTCGTAGGTTTCTTCTGTGTCTTGGCTTTCTTTTTCCGCTTGTAGTTTACGTTCTTGATAGGCGCGTACTCGCTCACATCTGCGTACCACAGGCCGTTGGTTTCGTGCACCATGTAGCTTCTTCGCATCTGCGCTATCAATGATGACACTGACCCTTTGGCAAAGCCCTTGTGCCCGAGCGCTTCGATGATCTCCAGACGTGTGGAGCCGGGGTTGTTCTTGATGTAGCTGAAGGTTTCGCGTGAGACGTTGTTTGTGATTTTGTGTTGATTAATCATGGCTGGTTTTTGGTTTGAAGTTGAGGGAGAAGAAGAGGTTGACACTGGTTGGGCAGAGGGAGGAGGCGGTGCCACCTCGTCATCATCCCAAGCTTGCAAAGTCTTAGTTAGCGCAGAGCGCAGGGCAGTTTGAATGTCAGGCATTTAGATTCCTCCTGTTAGTAGCATGACAATAAAAATTGCGGCGAGAGCCGCTACGGAAAGCACGCAGGTGCGTGTATCTTCTGACCATCCCTGCTTGTCGCCTAACAGGATAGATTGCACCCAAGTTTCCTCGGGC